ATTTCATGGCACGAGCTGCGTGCGTTGGGCTATCTCGCCTCTGGCAGCGTTTTTCATAAAGCGTCTGTAGGAATTACGCCGCGATTTAAAAAGATTGATGCCGAGCTGCGAGACATTGCTCACCACTTATATCTTAATTACCGCAAGGACGAGGAAGGCCGTGTATTCTTAGAACGCATTAAGGCGGGTGGCGTTCGTCACTATATGAATCAACTAAAACAGGAACTGAATCTTTTGGCCAAAGATGCTCGGCAAGTGTTCCGCCTCGATTGGATAAAAAATCAAACGATTGACAATATACGGACTTTTTTAGAAGCTGCCTATGCTCAGTATGGTAATCTAACTCTTGAATCGGTAAAGATAAAGCTATTGAACGAGCAATACGTTAAAGATTGGCAGGAGCTGCTTCTTTACTTTGGAGTTCGTACTCGCGCAAAAAAACTAACTGATCATGCCACAGAGCATCATATCTTCGACATTGATGACTCAGTCTGGGAAGTAGAGACGCTCGATCGTCCTAACACATTGCGTTTCTGGGGTGAATTCAAACTACCCGGAGTAAGTGTTTCCATCACACGCGACAGTGTCCCGCCCGCACCAGTTATTGAATGGGATCGAGTAACGGCTAAGATTAAAGGTTCTCGCGCTCAAACGTACTCGGTTCATGTGTACAAGGATGAAACATATATCTCGGAGAACATCATTGTACACAACTCGGTGATTCTTGAAGATTTACTTACGTATCAGATTGTAAATTCTACGCTCGAATTTCCAAAAACGCCCGAACAGCTATTGGTTACACCCAATACGAATCAATTAACGCCGATTCTTGACAGAGTAATCCTTAAGTTTACTACCAGTCCTTTGTTGAAAGATTTCCTTAACAACAATATAAATCGGGCAAAGGGTACTCTGGATTTTCAAATGGGTACGCGAAAGCACCGCCTTTACGCCCGTATTGCAGGTAGTAAAGAGGCAAACAATCTTGTAGGTTTGCATATTCCTAAAGTTACTGGGGATGAGTTTCAGTTGTTTCCGATGACGGCGTTTTATCAGTTGCAACCAACCATTAACACATGGGAACCGCGAGTTCAAGAAGTATACTGCGGCGTACCTAATGGTATGCGGAATACAGCCCTATATGTCTTAGATGTAAAAACACCTAAGTTCAAAAAGTACCGCATTCCTGCGCCAAATAATCCGTACTTCACTAAGGCTGACTGGGACGATGCAATACGCCGTTACGGTGGAGAGAGTGAGGATATATTTCAGCAGTTGATTCTCGGAAAACACGGATCGCCGAGTTTTCAAGTAATTTCTCGAGATCAGATGAGTATCATGCCGTATGACTTTTTCTCGTACCAGTACACAGCCAAAGAAAAAGAAAGCGGCCGCCTGCTCAATGAAATTTTTCCGATCGTAACGTTACCGAAAAACGATGGAATTGTGTTTGCCGTTGACACTGGTTTCTCCGATCCAACAATCTTACAAGTGTTCGCACTTGTGAACGACATGTGGCGTTGCTATGCTCGCTACAAAATGCAGAGAATTGATTACCCAGAACAAGAGAAAGTAATTGACTATCTTGCTCGTAGTTACGGAGTGAACAAAATTGCGATTGACGTCGGTGCGGGTGGTGGTGGTGCTGGTATTGTGCAAAGTTTAATTTCCCGACCCGAATACGCCTCAAGCATGTATGCAAAACGAATTATACCTGTCCAGTTTAACGAGAAAATTGCTGTGGGAACTATTCAGGATGGTACACAGATTACTGAGTCGTTCAAAGCATGGGCTACTGGAGAGCTAGTGAAGTATATTCAGAGAAAGACGATCGGATTCTCGGAAATTGATGCTGAGGGTGTTTCTCAATTAGAGCGCGTAGCACGGCAGCGTCGTGCAAGCGGCCACGTCCATTACTTTGTCGTATCCCCAAGGGGGCACGGTGAAAGCACCGATGACCACATCTACGCCAGTTACTTATGTTTCATCGCCGCGCTACGTGAGCGCATTGACGTAGTAGCTCCTACGGGACTGGCTAGAGCCGTTACATCGAGTACAGTGAGGTAAATATGTCTAACTTAACAAAAACAGTCGCAAGTTTTACTCCTAATCCGATATTCATGTACAACTTGAATACGGTAGGATACTATGATCCGACACAAGTTCCTTTCGATAACTCGCGTAAGTATACGTATCACGAGTTAATTGTTTTCTGCCGCCACTTTTACGAGCGTGACACTATTGCACGCACTGTAGTAAATCGTATGGTCAATCTGGCTATAACAAAACTGCGTAATCGTAAGGGTGACTACGACGAAACAACTATGCGGTTTTTTGACGCAGTCGCTAAAAAGCTTCAACCATTCTTGAAGCATCTGGCGACCGAGTACTTCATTCATGGTATGGCTGTACCCGGTATCACCTACAAGCAGGTAATGCTGAACCGACTAGATCCGTCATTAGGACGACGTCGCGTTGAAATACCAGAAACAATGTGGGTGCGTAATCCGGCTAATATAAAATTGCGAAAAAAGCCAAATGGTTTTGAACGGGCAGTCTACATTGAAATACCTATGGACGAGGTCACGTTCATTACTCAAAAGGGTAAGCGGACTGATGGCACCGACGATTCAGCGGCCTACAAGGAATTACTCCGTACAAACCCTGCCTACGTGCGCGCTGTGGTATCTGGCCAGCGGCTGTTTCCCATTGAGGAGAAGCCGCTTTATGCAGATTTAGTCTCGTACAATGATTACCCGCTACCATTTTTGCAGAATGCCTTGCGTGCCATGCAGCATAAAGAGTATTTGAAGCTTATGGACCAGACCATTGTGTCACGGTCTATTGAGTTATTGCGGCAAATCAAAGTCGGTAGCGATCAGTTCCCCGCAACGCAGGATGACATCGAGGCGACACAGCGTGCAATTACTGACGCGGCTACGTCTGGTGACCGTGTGTTTAATCTCTTCACAAACCACACAGTCGAGATTAAATGGGTCTTACCACCGTTGGATGCTCTGCTCAATGAGGCAAAGTATGCAGAACCAAACGCGGACATTTTTTTGGCGCTCGGTTTCCCACGCATTTTGACTGTAGGTGAATCACTTCGCAGTAACTCATCGGACAGTCGTATTGCCTCTCTTGGCCCTACTGCAACACTGACTGAGTTGCGTGAGCGCATCGTTCAGTGGATTGAGTGGTTGTATGAAGATCTGGCAACGCGCAACGGGTTTTCTGACTGGCCGCAACCGTATTTTTCACCTATTCAGTTTCAGGACATGACTGCACTAACACAATTTGCAATTCAAGCACAGCAGATTGGATCAATCTCAAAGGACACTATTGCTCAGTTATACGGATCTACGTACGAGGAGGAGCAGGCAAAAATTAAATTCGAGGTACCAGTAGATGAGCCTAATTCAAGTGAGCCCGGAGCTACAGAAGAATCTAGTACTCCCCCCGGGACAGGGGTACAGTCTCCGTAAGACTTCAGAACCGTATCGATCCTTTGTTGTACACACAACAAACGGAAAAGCAAACACTAAGTTTACGGCTGAAGCGAACTTTCTAGTCAATTCAAAAAATGTATCTGCTCATTATCTTATCTCTAAAGAAGGGGTAATCGAGCAGATACTTGATCCTAATCAGTTTGTCGCGTGGCACACTGGCGAAGTATCAAAGGATAACTACACAAACCTGTATGCAATTGGAGTCGAGGTGCATTTTACACCGGCAGAATTGTACTGGACTGGTAAAATGTGGGCTGCTTTAACAGCGTTATACAAACAGAACGCATCTCTTGAATTAGTCACTCATCGACAAATTGCAGTACCTCGGGGAAGAAAAATAGATCCATCAGGTGTGACTGATTTGCAGTTTTTGTCATGGCGTAGAGATTTGAACAAAGCTCATCGACTTGCGACACTACGTGTAAACAGCAATGTTCGCGGCTTTCCTCGAATTGCTAACAATGTTGTTTGTGTTTACCCTCGCAATTGGCAAGTTGTTGTCGGCGCTGACTCTGTGTCTGGTGATGCGTACAATGGATCGGATCAATGGTATTACTGCAATTGGCTTGGTTATGTGCATAGCTCGCTTGTGGAGCTGGGAGAACATCTATGAATGAGACAACTTGGTATGCCGTAATTAGTTCTGTAGTTACTTTAGTTGTGGCATGGTTCTCGTTCAAAAAGAGTAACCAAGACGCGTCCGCTACATTTCAACAAAGTTTGTTGTCTCGCATTGAATCTCTTGAGGAGGACAATGAAATCTTGAGGAAGAAGAACGAAGATCTGTTAAATCTAAACCTACAAGAACGTGAGAAGCAGTTGAGTATGGAGCAGAAAATTTCTCAAATTGAAAACGAGAAATTACTAATGTTAGATCGCATCCAACAACTCGAGGAGCAGGTCCGCTCTTTAATTGTTGAATTACAACGTGCGAAGAATAAGGAGTAGTATATGGAGTTAAAGACAGCGGAGTTGCTTTTCCAACTTATGACTGGCGTCATGATTCCTTTTATTGTGTCGTCTCTTAAAAAAGTACACTGGTCTGCTCAGCACAAGTTCCTTGTGGCCCTAGGCCTCTCGGTGATGGCCGCTAGTATTGTACCATTTGCAAAAATGGGAACTGGTACGTTTGACGCAGCGTCACTTTTGGAATCCTTGACTGTGACATTTACAACGTCGCAAATTGTGTATCGCTCTGTGATTAAGATGTTTGCAATAGAAGAGACAATCAATCCACAAGCGGCGCTACTCAGTGCTATTAAAGAGCAAGTTGTTCTCTACCTTGAAAACGT